CTTAAGATGAGCACAAAAATTAGGATTACAACGTTTTCCTTCCAAATATGTGAGGATAATTTTATCAATCCTGTTATTCATTTCCTCTGATGAAATTTTGACTGGATCAAGCATTCCATGTTCAGGAGGTGTTGATTCTAGAAAATATTTTTTTGATTTTTTCCAAGGATTACCTGCACTGGTATTTCTGTTGATTTTATCTATATATGCCACCATGGCACCGTTAATAGCAGTAAAATCATCTAGTACCATCAACATAGTAATATTTTCTGGGTTCATTCTAGAGATAATATTATTCATATATCCTTTAGTACACTTGTTTAATATGTGAGTATCCAATCTAATGGGTTTTACTAAATCCATTGCTGCTATTCTCCATGGTTCATATGTTGTCATTTCAGGTGCAGTGTATTTCTTCTTATACTCTTTGGGTAAAACTTTACTCATAGGTGTATCCACAACCTTAGACTTAGTCTTTCCTCTAAAGTCTGTAAAAGAACCATAAACATCTATAGTACCTTCATTCATATATCTAAACACAGATTTTTTGTGAAGATCCACTACTGGTCTCTGTACACTGTCTGAGCTGATCATATCAAAATCTCCAGCTTGTGTATTAAGACTAGACAATGTTTTATAAACGGTATTTATGAATTTTCCATCTATAGCATTTGCAAAAACATGATTTTCTTGTGTTGTGTCTATAAGCATATGTATGCCTAATATACTGTAACCAAAATCACTTTTAACTATCATTGGAGCTCCACAATCACCATAAAGTGTAGGTTTATTGCTATAAGCTTTCCACAAAGTTAAAGAACAATCTATATTTTTTTCTGAACATTTAAATTTTGTTTTTTTCTGCAATTGAATGTTTGAGAGTATATATTCTATATCTTCACCTTTTGAAGATTTGGACATATATTTACCATTAAATACTCCAGCACTTGTTTCTGTCATGAAATATTGTGTTATTTTCTTTTTGGGCGGTAACTCACGAATAAATACAAAAGCTAGATCTTTTTCTGGTATTCTGTATATATCATCTTCAGAAAGTATTATATGAGTATTACTATTTAGACCCAATTTACTCGAAGAAATCAAAGTACAAGTTCTTGACACTTTACAATCTGGTATACTATGATTATTTGTCAAGTAAATATGTCCTCCCAAACCCAGTAATTTGCCTGTAACAGCTCTGTCATCTGAAATATGAGTTGCAACAAAAATGACATTATTACTAATCTTTTTACAAAATTCTTCAAATGTACAACTTTTAGATGATGCACTTTCTCTTGTAAAATTAGCACTTGATAATTCAAAATTATTATTATACCAAACATTTTCTCTACCATTTTCTTCTTCTTTAGGTCGCTGACCTATATTTTCAGACACATCACCTTGAATATCCAGTGAATCTTTAGGATTTGTTATTTTGTACACTGTTAATGTGGCAACAATAGCTGTCATAATAGCAGTTAATACAACTTTATTTTTGAAAGAATTTTGAACTTTATTTCCCATATTCATCCAAAATTGAGCAGTACTTATTTTATTAACTTCACGTAGAATTGCTTCTCTTTTTGCCACATAACTATAGCAAAAATTTCTGATTTTGCAATACATTTCAAAATAGGTTCTAATTAACATATAATTAGTTGTGTATAAAAACATACATGTTACTAAACCTATAAGAGAAATGCCAACAACCATATCACCAGATTGAGGTGCCAATAAATTCTGACAAAGAGAATCTGGTAATGTACAACACATACAAAGTGGTTCAGTTTCCATAAGATCAATACATTTTTTAACTTTTTTCTGATCTGCATTAAATTTCTCTATTGCTATATGGAACCACTCCAATAAACCCTTTGTTTCCAAATTATTATGCAATCTTTCTAATTTAGCATATACTCTACCTTGACTAGCAGGCACGGGTACAACTAAATCTATATCGAATAGCCATAAACTGGGATATGCTGAACACTCCACATTTTTGGTACTCAACATTCCTCTGCTATCTAAATATTCCTTTTTAGGTTTTGGTGTTATAATAAAAGGAAATCTCCTTTGCGCAGCAGATGGGCATGAAAAATAAGAATATGCATTTAGATGTTTCACATTGGTAGTAGCAATAACCAATTTACCCTTAAAAGGCGTATTACCTTTATTCTCTAAGGATGCCTGATCTGGACAAAAAGCTTGATTATTCATCACTTGTATGATATTATCCAAAGATTTGGAATCTTTCAAGTCAGGATGTTCATTAGCTACATCATCCAATATGAGTGTATGACAAGATGTAACAAAACCATCCCAATACTTAGCAGCTGGATTAACAGTATATCTAAATTCAGATTTTGTAGATAAATTCTCATGTTTAGCAAAATAAGTTGCCAACATAGCTGTAACTGTAGTCTTACCTATACCCGAATCACCATATATAAGTATTCCAAAAGGAGCTTTTCTGTTTCTCCTGGCAGCAGAGCGAGTATTTAAATCATCTCTCATCATCAACATTTTATTAAGAGTTTCTTTAATTACAGTTTTTTCGCTACTATTCAAACAATATGAATATTTATCTATACTAATTAATTTTTCAATTGTAT